CTTTTAAAGCTTCCTGAGCATTGCTGGAAGAAATTGTACGATCAACATCGCCAATAATTTTCTCCAGCCTAGTGCTAGGAGTAGAGGCAACTTCTGTTTTCTTTTCGGCTGTGTCACAACGCCCTATTTGAATGACAATTTTGTCATAAAAATATGAATCCGGGACAGTGTTCATCGCCTCTTCCAATCGGCTGTAGTCGCCTGCTGGAACAGAAACAGTGAAGTATCCCAGGTGATAACGCACCCTACTTTTGTCGTAGTCGCTTAGATGCACTAAACCAACACGTTATTTTTTAATTATAAACCTGAAAGCTTAACCAAAGATCGCACCAGAAAGTTGTGCGTTAATTTCAGCTGGATCAAAAGTAGCAGCCTGACCACCAAGCAAAGGTCCTGTACCGCCAAGCATGGATTGCATTAATTGTTGCTTCGCTTGCAACAAGAAGTCTCTAGGTGTCTTGGGCTTTTCTTCTGTCCCTTTGCCAAACTTGGCGCCGTACATAAATGCTTCTAGTAAATCATTGGTGCGTTGTTGAGAAGCATTGTAGACATCTTCCCAGTTAGTATTTGAGCGTGGAGCAGCTGCATCTTGTCCTGGCGTACCAGCAAAATCAACTGGTTTACCAAGTGAGGACATATGCCCAAAACCAATTTCGTATCGATTGTCTGGTGTAGTGAGTACGCCTAGGTTACCAAAACCTTGTACACCAGTCTTAGGTGTAAATTTACCAGCACCAAGGAATTTAACAGGAGTGCCGTAAGGGAGTGCTATATCTCTGCCTTTGTGATCAGAACTTGCACCAGCCGTGGGAGCAGACCTGGGGCCAAACTCCGAAGTGATAGTGGCACCAGACAGAGGATTGATGATAATTTTTCCACTTCGATCCTTGATAGCAAGTGGAATTTCTTTTTCCCCTACAACAACGTTAAGCAGGGGCTCCATTAAAAATGCTGGATTAATATATTTATTATTAGTTTTATCTAAAACATATTGATGGATGTGCGGCCCAGTGGCTACACCCTCCTGCCCAACGTTTCCAATAAAAGTCTTGGTAGCCATTATCTTGTGTTTTTTTTATTTTAAGATTAAAAAACCCCGCGTTTGCGGGGTGTGTATTAGAAGCAAAAGGAGATCAGACTCGAATTAGATCAGCCGCAAATACGGAATCCCAATCAATTCGTTTGATGGTTTTGAGCTGCTCCAGGTTATTAAATCTTTCACCCGATAAGGACATCTGAAGATCCTTGATTTCCCGAGCAGTTTTAAGACCAATGCCCTTGATGTGATCCGAGATCATTTGGGCTGTAGCGGTATTGATATTCAAGCGATGGTCAGGGGGAAAATTACGAGGTTCCTCCTTAGCTGCTTTATCTTTAACCTGTAAGGCCTTAACTTTTTTTGTTGCCTCTTCATCAGGTGTTAACTCTGATTTGTAGGCGGTAAACAGGCGACCGTCCTGGTCTTCGACCATGAACCAATCACCGTTATCAAACTCACTAATGATTTTGACACGGGCGCCTGTCTTGCGATGCTGATAAAGCATAGGGACCAGAATTCATCTCTGGTCCCAGTTTAACCTAATCAGCTGACTGTGCGACCAAGCAGATAGCCATCAATGTCTTCGTAACCAGGAGCCACGTCGGGTTGTACGTAGCACACTTCCACAACCAGGTAACCAGTACGACCAGCATTAGAATCACCGCTGGAGATGTAGAAGCCACCGGAAGTCGTGGTGCTGTTAGCAGTTTCTTTCGCAAACACCTTCATGGTGGTAGCGGCAGTCACAGCATAGTTAACAACAGCGCCAGACACACCAGCAGCACCAGTGGCGGTGAGGAAGGGGTTAGTGCCATAGGCAGCAGCACCAGCGGTAAAGAAGATTTCACCAGCTTGGGTGCCAGAGGTGGTGGACGTCAGGTTGGCTTGAATCACACCTTCACCAACGCCAGAAGCAGCGGTAGGGTTGCTGGAGCTAACACGCCCGAAGGAGATCACGTTACCGGTGGCGGCATAGACACCAGAGGCAACACGACCATCGCCCCAGCCGGAAGCAACGGAAATGGTGGTGCGATACACGTAAGCAGGCAGGGTGCTGCTACCAGAGATCACCATGCCGGTGATGTCAGGCCGGGTGTCGTCTTGCCGATAGGGCGAAGGGACGATCACGTTAGCGGAGGAGACAGCACCAGCACCAGAGGTGGCAGTCACGGGGACGTAACCACGCTGCTGGAAGTAACGATAGCCGGGGACAGCCAGCACCGAAGTGGGGCCGCCCTTGGAGGAATCGTCGGAACCGTCGTAACCAGTATCAATATTTTTGTACCAGCCGTTGAGCGGCTCAGCCCAGTTACCGGGATAGATTTTTTTAGCAGACAAGTAAGTCATTTATTTCTCCTTGTGTGATGGATTAAATTTAGATATTATCAGATGTTGCCATCATCAGAGACAAAGCTGAAGGCGGTAGTCACGAAGTCCTTGTTCAGGATTTCGAAGCCGGCATACAGTTGCCAGATCAGGATGATGAAACGGCTGAAGTCATCGTTGTTGTTGATCAGAACCTGAGCGTTCGGACCACCAATACCAACGCCAACAGCTTGGGGACCAAACACATAGCCTTGGGCCACTTCCTGGGAAGCGTAGGTAGAACCACCATCAAAGGAAGCAGAGATGTTCTTGGTCGGGAAGTTGGTCGACTCGAAGAACTTCACACCTTCGAACTGGACACCAGTCGGCATGACGGGTTCACCAGCCAGGAAATAACCTTGGCCAGCTTGGGGACCCATGTAGAAGCTGGCGTTGTTAGGCATGGCGGGATTACCCATGTACATGCCTTGACCAGGATTACCCGCATAGCGAGCGATCTCACGGAAGTCAGGATCACGACGCAGGTGCATCATGAAGGTGGGATCGCAGATGCAACGATACAGACCATCGGAATAGGTCGGAACGTTACGCTTGCGCAGGTCCTTAACCACGGTCAGCAGGTCGGTACGCACCTGGAACTGCTGAATATCGTTGGTGTATTCAGTGCTGGTGTAGGAGATACGACCAGACGAATCCTTGGTTTTGTTACCAGGGAAGTAGTAACCACCTTGGGTGGTATCAGCCTTACCGTTAGCTTCCGCTTTCGACAGTTCGTCAATAAAGACGCGGTCGCGCCAACGACGATAGTCATCCAGCAGCGTCAGGCTACCGATGGACTGGTGGAACATGTTGAGGTTACCAGTGTCCAGCAGAAGACGCTGAGCAGTGATAAGGGTCTCACGAGCAATTTTGAAAGTGCTGGGTTGGGTCGGATCGCCCGGATCAGCAGGACCGGTGTATTCCTTAAGCACCACCAGAACTTTCTCTTTGGTGATGTTACGGCTGTTGGCGGTACCGATGGTTTGGTCAGCCACACGCTCCCGACTGTCCTTGGTACCAGGAGTACCCCAGAACTTGTAGCGATCAAGCTGAACGGTTTGACCAGGCTGGCGAGTGAAGTCGTGAACGACTACAGGCTCTACTGCCATTTCGGCAATGTAAGCAGGGTGGGGACGATAAAGTTCCGCACCAAGAATTTTAGGAAAGTCGGTATCAATAAACACTTTGTTTTTCCCTCCAGAATCTCAGGAAGTGTTTTTATCGGGTGAAAGATTCAGACATCAATATGTCTTATCTAACACAAATTTTAGCAGTCTGTAATTTATTCAAATTCAGTAAGTACCGTACGGGTAATTACTGGACCCATAGTTTTCAGGATCAATTGGCATACCAACAGCGTTACCAATATTTGCAATGCCACCGCCAATTGCACCACCAAGTCCACCAGCCATACTTAAGGCAACTGGAATTCCGATGGTATTATTAAGCGCTTGTCCTCGACGCAAGCCGGTTTTAAGGCTTTCTACTGCTTCCCTGGGATTACCAGTGGCAGCTGCTTGATTACGTAAAGCATCGTACATAAATTGAGCAGTACGTGCTTCAGTAGGACTCATTGCTGCAACACGAGCTTGTGCACCAGGATGGCCTGGAGTAGCGACAGCATTAATATTGCGAAGAAGATCGGCAGAACTACGTCGAACATTAGGAATACGAGATCCAATCGCAGCACCAAGGGCACCAGCACCAAGGGCTTCTAACCCAATACGGGCAGGACCTTTTTCCTCTAATTGTTCAGGACCAGCTACAACATTACCTAAGGTAGCCAGACCGGCGGCACCAAGGCCGCCGGCCACAGCCGAAGCAACTGGATTCCTGCTGATGACATTAGCAAATCGCCCAGCAAGATTAATCATTGCCTCACTCCATCACAAACAACTTGTTTGCAACAACTTGAGGATGAGCTTGATTCAGGTGACGCCAGGCATTCTGGGGGTCACGAGCCATGGCTTTACTAAAGCTGTTCCAGAAGTTTTCAGGTTGTTGAGGACCAGCAGCAGTGGGGGGAGCAGGAAACTCGCCCAGAGTTGCTTGGATAGGCTGAGTACGGTAACCAGGGGTACCAAGTTCAGCTTCGTTTTCGTACACAGGGTACGGACCTTCAGGACCAAAAAACTTAAGGGTGTAATCGCTGAGGACATCAGGATTAGTCAGAATCTCGTTATAGGCAAGATTCTCCTGGTGCTCATTAACCGAGAAGTTAGCAAAACCATAAAGGGTTTGAGTAGCTTCTTGGCCCCAGGCGACAGCACTATCAAGCATTGCCTCCAGCTGGAGGGCATAATTATTTAGTACGGCCGGCGCTTCCACTCCGAACGCGTCGAGTACCTGCCGACTTTCGTTGCTCAGATTGTAATAATCCGCGATCGCCCGGTCGATTTCCACCTGCTCCTGGGGCGTTAGGGGCCGATCCGAGGAGAGAGCTGAGGATGTTTGGGAATAGCTGGGCGATAAGGCCTGGTTGAGAAATGAGGTCGGCGTCCCCGATTGTTGCATACCCAGGTTGCTGGGTTGTCCGTAATTGGCCGGGGTATAGGTCGGAGCCGTCACTGTCGACGGTTGACCCTGGAATGGGGATTGGACTGGTGAGCTCAGCAGCCCCACTACTTTGTTGAACGCCGATTCCCAGGGATTCGCCGCTGGAGCTTCCTGCTGCGGAGCCGGCGCCGAATAGTTCGGTTGGGATTGGGGGGCGTACTGAGTAGGGGCGTATTGGTAGCTGGTAGTCGCTTGAGGGACCGCTTGGGGGTAGCTGGTACCCACCTGGTACGCCACTGGACCCGGCTGAGGAGCTACCGCTACCGGTGCTGGTGCCGGAGTCGGAGCCACCGCTACGTAGCTGCTTGGTGCCACTGACGACACTGGGCTCGTCTGTGGGATCGATTGGACGGTAGCGTCCTGCATAACTCATCTCCTTTTGTAATGCTTCTAGGGTTCGATACAGATAGGGGGTAAGATCCAGCCTTGGATCCGCAGCCATCGGAAGATCCGGTGCCTCCGGGTGGGGTGTCTGCATCATTCCACCCACAAGGCGAGCGAATTGAGAAAATGCATTCTGCAATTCATTCACCATCCTGAACGGGAAGCCGGATAACATTGCGGCTCGTTCTTCATCCGTCTTAGACGGAAAGAGGAACTTCAGTGCTTCAATGCTATCAACACCTAATTCTTGAAGGTTTCTAACAACGATGGAGTTGTTAAGGACGTCCTGTGTTGATTCCTCATACACAGGTCCTGTCCAGCGCCACATAACGGTTAGATCACCGTCAGGAATCAGACCAGTTACTCCAGGTGGAATAACTTTGGTCTGCATGCAAGCCATCATGATCTGTTTGACTTTCTCATCAAAACCAAGCATGGCTTGACGATAAAGATCATTCTCTTCTGCAGGTGCACCTTCTGCTGGTTCCACAGGCTCTTCCAGGCCAGAAGCTTTAGCCAGGGTGGCACGGAACAGACGCTCCTCCTGGAAGATAATTAATTCGAGACAACGACAAATACCGTGAGTATAAATAGCAGCTGCTTTTTTCTTTGCGGTAGCAGATACACGACCAAACAATGATTTATATTCTGTTGCAGTTACGCCAGCAGAAATAGATAGTTCATCTACGCCACCAAGGGCGGTACGAATTTCTTCTCGGTACTGACGAGCAAATGCGTTTTGATCACCAGTGATAGCATCTGGAACAATGTAACCAACACGATCGTTTGGTTCCAGGTTTGCAATGACGCGTGGTACTCGGATCTGACCATCCACACCGCGACCGATGGGATCCTGTTTAAAGGTGGAACGACTCAGTGAGAAAGCACTTGTAAAGCCAGAGTTTGCTGCGATAGAAGGACGCTGGACGGCGGCATCACCACCAGCTTCCATCAGGTCAGTTTTAGGCCTGGAGGAAAGAAGAGTGGGATTACCAAAGAACTGAACATTTTTCCGCATGGTGCGGATTAGTTCGTCGTGTACTGCAATATGACTAGCAAAAGCATCAAACTCACCTACGCCTTCTGCGGCAAAACCTTTGGGGTTATTAAAGATTTCAACGCAAGGAATAAAACCAAGGGTATTTTTAAATGTTTTGGTCTTGCCATAACCTGTGTAGTTAGGCAGATCAAAAGACATTTCGCTTTCCGAATGAGTCTCTTCGATCGTGCGACGCTTAATGGAAAGACGAATGTAACGTTTGGATCCTTGTCCACCAGGGAGAGCACCACCTGCGGCAGAAGCTGGAACTGCAGTCAGATCTGAAAATCCGTTAGGCTTTTTAACGTTATAGCTATAGATGATCACAACCTCATCGAGGTCTCCATCTACGTTGTAATAACTTCTATATTCGTGTTTACGGAAGTAGTAAAGACGGTAATTTGCTTTGGTGGGACGAATGTAAAAGATGCCTTTACCATCACAAAGGAAATAGTCCCAGATTGAATCAAGCCGTGTATCGAGCTGGTTGTATTTAATTACACGATCAAGGAAGTCTTTACGTTGATTGCCAAAGTTATCTTGAGAAGGAAAGAATTCGACACCTTGCCGAATCCCAAACATTTTCATCTGGGCCAGATGAGAGCCCACGACCATGGTGTCGACATGAGACGATGCATCCTTTTCGATGGTTGCATCAATAATCTCTTTTAATCTTGCCTTAGCGTCGACAGCCATTAACTAACAACTCCTTATACTGATTAGATTAACATTTAAAAATTAAAACTGTTGACTAGCACGCAGAATCCCATACATATCATCTTGGGGACCAGAGGTGGATGGAATCCCTGGCACCATGCCACCGCCAAACATGCCTGGCATAGCAGGACGATTTAATCGTCTATTAACACCAAAATCAATACCAAATCCTTGTGATCCCGGCGGTTGACCAATGGTCCCACGCAAGTTTAAATTAGATGTTCCAGGTTGATATTCACCTTGTACATTAATTCTTCCTTGTCTTCCGATAGGAATATTTAAACTACCACCTAAGCCCAGGCCTCCTTGTTCTTCATCTCTTACTTGGACGCTAGGCCTAAAAGAAAATACATTAGGCTGTTGGGGCATACCTGGTCCCGTATCTGACATTGTTAAAGGACCACCAAGACCATTTGGTGCAACAGGAGCAGCTTGTGCCAAGAAATAACCTGCATTACCAGCCGGTGCCATTCCAGGCTGTAGTCCTGCTTGCCTGAACTTCACAGGAATCGCGTTTTCTCTATCAAAGTCACTCGGTGAAAATATTCTTGTGGGAGTTTGTGGCAAATTAAAAAGTTGTGGTCCCGTACCAGGAGTAGAAGTGCCTTGCTTAGGGATTACAAAACCAGGACCAAACGGGTTACCGGCTTGTAGCATGTCTACACCGGAGAGATTTCCTCCTACAGGAATACCGCCTTGAATTCTCATTTCAACAGTATCTCAATCTTTTTATTTTACTCTTCTATAACTTCGTATCCAGAAGCATCATTAATTTTTTTAAGGATAATTCCTTCTCCTTTTAGATTCCATTCAAGAAGATCTCCTTC